AATAATTTACTATTAGTCCATCCTTTTATGAATGGTTCTTTAGTAAAATTACTATAGAGACCTGCTATAGGGATTAAAGGTTCAAAAGAAGTACCTATTAAAGTAGGCTTGATGTCATCAATTTGATTAACAATGCGTACAATATACGGTGCCTTTCTACCTTTATATTCCCTGAAGATATCTATGAGGCCATCTTGTAGGAATGTCTCAAGCATTAGATCACCTAAACTAAGTGTAGATTTAATGTCGTTTTCATCAGCACCAATAGATCTGGCTATACGTTTACCAATAAGATCACTGGCAAATGTCAGCTTAACTGATGCTGTATGTGATGCATTCTTATTTCGAATACAATAACGTAATAAAGTGTCCCAAGATTCATTAACAAACCTTTCAAGATCATATTCCCATGTTGAGTGGTGTGCAAGGAGACGGGCACCCTCATTGTAAATCTTATCTGAGTTCACTACTACCTTGGATACACGTTCAGTAAGATAATTTAATGGATTCATTTATTATTCAAAGTCCACAAAAGAATTTTGGATTAGTCTACCTGTGTTAGGGTCATAACGAGTACTACCACAGTCGCCTGTTAGACCTGTGAACCTAGATTTAAGTACACGTAGTCTAATTGTATTTCGTAACTGTTCTGTTTCAGCAACCATGTTACGTGCAAATGCTACAATATCAAAGCTGATTTGTTTTATTGAGCCTGAACCTTTAATGTCATCTATTGTAGGTAAGTTACCTTCTTCAAATGGTTTTTCTCCTTTGCGTAAATGTGATACAACACCTAACCAGATGTTATGTCTCTTAGCAATCTTAAGTAGGTCAGACATGACTGAATCTATTGCCTCATTACCTGTTTTGCCTTTAGCACCTTCAGATACTGCAATGGTAATGTGATCTAAGATAATATACTTACAACCCATAAGAGCTAGATGTTCCATCTTATCTATGAGTGATTCATCACTTACAGAGCCTTGGTGATCTAACAGTATTAACCTTTCGTCAGCAAACACTGTCTTAAATGCTTCATACTGTTCTTCTTGAGATACAGAATCTGTATTTAAGTTTTTACGTAGTTGCATACCAATAAATTTTTGAGCTGTATCTCCAACTGATTCTTCAAGGGATACCATACCTACCATATCAGTTGTTTTATCTAATACTTCTAGTACAATTTCTTTGATGACAGTTGATTTACCAGAGCCAGTGCCTGAAGTAAACAAAACAATTTCACCTAAGCGCATACCATATAGCTTGTCGTTAAGAGACTTAAGACAGTCAGGATATTTAAGTGAGATTGTTGTTTGTCTACGTTGAAACTGTTCCCATACTGCTTCGCCTTTAATGACACCAGCTGGACTATAAGTACGAGCATCAAAGATACATTTCATTAGTGTATCACTACCGTGTTTAACTAACACATCACATGGGTCTTTCTCAGGTAATGATGCTATTTTTACTTTGTCATAGCCAATTATCCTTGCAGCTTCTTGAGTAGCTTTTTGACCAGGTTCATCGTTGTCAAACATTAATACTACTTCATCATAGTTTCTTAGCCATTCACGTTGATTGAGAATCATACGTGTAGCTGATGCTGATGGTAAAGCTACTGCTGGATAAAACTTTTGGTACTTATCATATTGAGCTTGTGCAACTGCTAGAGCATCTAATTCACCTTCAGTAATAATAATTCTCTTACCGCCAGTAGCAACGTTTTGACCGAACAATTGTACATCATCGAAGTTACCATGTATTAGAAACGTTTTAGGTAAGACTCTCCCTTTATATGCGACAACCACCCCATCCTTAGTGTACGGATAGAAATGATTGCTGATAGTACCATCTTCATTATAAGAGACTTTAACGCCATAGTGAGATGATACAACTTTTGTAATCGCTCTTTCCTGAAATCCTCTTGTGTCATAATTTTTTATTTCCTCTAAGGTATGCATACTATAGTTCTCTTTGTGATAAACAGTTGGTGTAAAGTTAGGGTCTATAGGTGAAGATTTTTGGCAACTAAAACAGAAGCCATGTTCATCACCCTCTTTGTAGCTAAATGCGTCTGATGATGAGCATTTAGGACATCCAGCATGTATCCATCTTGACATGTTAATTCCAATCTTTATCTTCATTTAGATCTCTGATTAATTTTCTCCTTTCTTTTGCTGCTTGTTGTGTACTCCTTTTCTTTTTAAATTGATCTCTGAATTCACCTTTAAGGTTATCTTCCTTTGGTTTTTCTTTTTGAGGCTTCATAGTTTAGGCTTAAGAAATTTTACAGCTCCGATGTTACCATTGTACCAGAGACGTTCTCCATCAGCTGTTTCATCTCTTGAAAGTACTTCACATTCCCATTGCTCCTGTACTTCCCTATACGTGAGCATTCCTCTACCGAATATCCACTCATAGATAACAAAAGTAAATGTTTCAAATCCATATGACTCAATATCATCAAGTAGTTCTCGGCATGAGGACTTATAAGTTCTCCAATCAGACTCTCTTCGAGTTTTAATTCTGCGCTTTGCGCCTGTAGGTAGTCTTGAGGTTTCACTTATGAGTTGCTTTCTTCCGATGTATTGTCTTCCTGTTGGCCCGAAGACGGCATAGATGAATCCAAATGCGTTGCTTGGTCGTTCTGTGAGAGCGATCCAGTGTCCGTAGTCGTTGTCCAAGTTAGTCTTTCTTTAAGTTCTTCAAGGCTCAGTGGCCTGAGATCAGTTTCAAACTCTCTAATGTATACACAGTTAAGACAGCTAACAAAATTATTATACCATGTTTGTGGTTCTTTGTCTTGCCAGATGCTGATAACCTTGCCCCATAAGTGGATATTAGGTACATCTTTAATAAGCTTTTCAGCTGTTTTGGGACCAATACCTTTGAGACCTTTGATATTATCTGTGGCATCTCCAGTAAGAGCTTGAGACATTAAAAACCTATAAGCTTCTGAATCATTTATATAGTATAGAGATCCTTTTCTGAAGTTATAATGCCAACCAGAGATACCATTAAGGTCTTTGTCTATATGACACACGATATAAGGTTGACCATTATCAAGAGCTTTACGTGCATATATACCACAGTAATCGTCTGCCTCTCCATTAAGAGATTCAATACAAAAGCCTTTGGCGTATTCATATAGTTTATTAATACGATCCTTTACTTCAGGTTCGATATTATCTTTACGGTTGCCCTTATATTTAGGATCTACTTTATATCTAAAGTTATTAGAGCCTTTTATAAAGACCATTCCGTCAGATGATCCAGTATTAGTCATTATTTCTTTGAGCTTATCGTCAAAGTTTTTCTTACATAATTCTGGGGACTCTGTAGTGTAGGCTACTTGATAGATAATACTATCAACATCCATTATTGCTATATCAAATTTGTCTTCAGTCATCAGTGAACTTCCGCATAATTTTTTCCTATGTGGGCATCTCCACCCATACAATTAATACCAAACCATTTAGGCGCTTCTGTGAAGGCTTCTATAGCTAGCTCTTTTACTTCCTCAGTATAATCATCTTTAACTATCACAGCGATTTCATCATGATAATGTAAAGAGAAGTAATGAGGTATATTTTTTTCTCTAAGTTTATTTCTTAGATATACTGCCGCTGCTTTACAGGTTACTCCTTCAGTTGTTTGAAGTATATAGTTAAGGACTTGGTGAGCAGAGCTAACAAAGATTAGTCTACCATCTAGGCCTCTTACGAATGCTTTATCTTTACCGAATGCTGCTTCTGTTCTTTCAAATTGTCCCAGTAATTTTGATTTAATTTCTTTTAAACCTGGTATTGAGTTTTCAAATTTAGATATAGCATCTTGCCCTATTTTGGCATCTCGTTTTCCAGACAGTATTAAACCTAATTTACCTGCACCACCTCCAAATAAAAAAGCATATAAGAATGGTTTAGCCAGTTTACGGCTTACTCCTAAAGCATTTGCATTTCTTTGGTGTACATCTCCATTGATTACCTCATTAGTGAAATCATTATTGCCGATATAATGACACAGACCACGCATTTGATTACCTGCAGAGTCAGCTCCGACAATAGAGGTTCCTGATTCACAGATGAGGAGAGATCGCATTTCTTTACCGTAAACAGAGTCAACACTAGGGAGATTAGCAACCAGTTCATGACGACATCTGAAAGTTGGAGTGCCAATAGTCCACATCCTACCATGAAGCCTGTTATCAGGCGAATTAAGTACAGCATTTATCCATCCTTCTAAGATACCTTTACGGCTACGTATAGTATAATATTCTGAGATAAGCATGGCATCAGCACCTAATAAAGATAGAGATGATTCAGTAATCTTTGGTGATTTGTTTACAAATTTACCATTGATTTTTTCTACATTCCATTCATCGGGAACCCAGCCTATAGAGTACAAGTAGTCTTTTACTACCTCGATTGACCCCACTTTACCTTGTTCAAACGATACACGACAGTAGTCTCCTTTAATGGGTCTCTCCTCACGACCACTTTCTTGGGTGTAACCAAAGTGCTTAACCGTTGCGACTGTATAGCAGCCATCTTTTCTCCAAGCAGGTGATTTAAATTCATCTTGTTTGTCTACCTTAATACATCTCATACCAATCTTTGGTTCGAGAATAGTTTCTATTACATTTAATTTACCATCTATTTCAGACAATAGTTCATAGGCTTTGTCTAATGAGAACATCCAGCCTTTTTCTCTTATGTCTGATTCTATAGAAGCAAATTCCATTTCTACTTCAAGACCTTTAGCATACATAGGATACTTAGCTATGGTCTTTGTGGCTTCTGCTACAAGTACTTTGTATACTTTAACGTTGAGTTCAACATCTCGTATACAGTATGTAAGCATGTCTTTTGAATATTGACTCCAGTCATCATAGCTAAGCTTAGGAAAGCCCAACTTAGAACCCCAACCTTCAAGACCATGTTTGTGTTCTCTTTTATATTGGTTGACTTGAGACATTATCCATGTATCGATTACTTTTACAGTAGCAGGTGGACTCCATCCAGTTAAGTATTTTAATACTACCAGATCATAACCAATAAAGTTATGACCAAAGATAATATCAGCTTTACTTATAAAGGTTAGACCTTCTGCCAGTGAAGGTAGATCATTATCATAATCAGAAAATGAGTAGATATTTCCATTATCAGAATCTATTGCAACCATGCACCATATTTTAGTTACATCAGGCATTAGACCATCGGTTTCAATATCTACGCATAGGCGTAGTTTAGTCATGTTAATATATGTGCATACATATTTGTGTAAGGTGATTCAAAAAGCCTTGCTTCCATTTCACATGGTTCAAAGAAGTATTTTTCTGAGTCATCTTTTTTATTGAATTTTAGATTTGCTATTGTAATACCCGTCCTTCCTGTTAGTTGTTGTGCGGCATGTACGAATTCATGGCACATGATGTTAAGAAATTTGTCCATGATATATGGGTTAGTTCCATAATCATTTAAGAATGGATCTCTAACTTGTACAAGTATTTTTGTACTGTGTTCAGTCCATAGTGTCATTCCTTGTGTCATAGAATCTTCAGGATATTCTATTAATGCTATCTGTACTTTGATTTTGTTTTTAGTTACTTTAACTCTAAACCGTTTACAATAATCTTCTAAGATATCAAAGAAAATTTTCTTTACTTTTCTTTCAACGTCAGGAAGACATATAACGGTTACTGAAATGTTTTTGTATCTACTCGGCATTTAGAGTCCTGTGTTAGCTAATATTTCAGGTGGTATTAGCTTTGTGTTAGATGGAATTTCATTTACGTATACACCTTTTCTTTTAAGAAATAGAATACCGCTTTCTTCTTTATATTTGTCTTTATATACTAACCTTTTTATTCCCACCTCACTAATGAGTTTAGAGCAATCAAGGCAGGGAGAAAGAGTGGAATAAAGAGTAGAACCCACAGTAGAATATGCTGATCTTGCGACTTTGCATATTGCCTGAGCCTCTGCATGAAGTACTGTAGGTAATGTCTTACCATGTATATCTTCTGTTTCATTTGACCATCCTCTAGGTGTTCCATTATACGAAAAAGATATGATATTGTTATCATTTACTACTATTGCTCCTACTTTTCGGTCTTTGGCATAACTTTGTTTACTGATAAGATCAGCAACACCTATATAAAATTTATCCCAGTCACTTTGTAGTTTCATTTTCAACGAACTCCAAGTATTCTTCTTCAAGAGTCATAATATTATTAATTAGCTTATAATATTTTTTACCCTGTTCAGTGTTAATTGGCATAGGTAAAAACAATATTATTTGGCTAGTTTCTTCTTCAGCTTGATCGATTATCATAACATATCATCCTCTGTTGGTAATAGTTTGTTCCATTTGTTAAAAGTATTGTGCTTACCTTTATAAGCATCTGAGATATTACCTGTGTTTAAGTTGTATTCCATTATAGTTCTGTATAACATATAATTAAGTTGACCTATTTCTGTTTCAAGTGCTTTTTTATTAGACACTTGAGTATCAGGATGCACAGATTCTAAACCAAAACGATGTACTTTAGAGATAGCTTGTATTACTTCAGCACATTCTTCTTGGGTTATTAAGGGGACTAAGTCTTTTATTTTCATTCAAGCTCCGTTTCTATAAGGTACCGACTAAATTTTCTTTTTAGAAATTAAACGTACAACTTTGTATTCAACGTCAATATAGTTTATTTCATAAAAGTTACATTCTTCAATATTGTCTATTGTATAGCCACGGTATTCATTTGCTTGTTCAAAAGCTTTGTCTAGGGTTTCACCATATCCTGTATAGTTATAAAGTTCACATGCATATTTGATCATATATATCCTGCCATAGCCATAGTACATTCAATTGCTATTTCTTTTATTTCATAAAAATAGCAATCTTCATAGGTTAATGATGAGTCACTTGCTAGAGAATTAACTTTATAAAAAGCTTCATTAATACTTTTACCTACTGCAAGTATGTTTTCATCAAATTTAGGTTTGAATTCACATAAGTATTTTATATTCATTAGAATAACTCCTGATCATCTGGGTGAATATAGCGTTCATTCACTAATTTGTTTAAGACTTCTCTTGGTAGTTCGTATACACCGTCATAGTCCATAAGTCTAAGATTAGTTGTATCACTACCGTCAAACCATAATCCTCCTGCGCATCCATCTCCTAGTTTTTCATGTTCAAAGTAACCATATTTAGCTTGCGTATCAATTTGTATGGTAAAGTTTTTTGTACTGATTTCAAGATTCCAGTTAAAACTCATTAGCTTTTCCTCAGGTTATTACTCATATTATAGTACATATGGCATTTACTTGCTTTTATTTGTAGTAGAAGCATAGTTTCCAGTTCAAGCATTTCTTGATC